GTAAAGAATCCGACTTTGTCAGGGTTATTTTCAGAAACAGGTACTTTTACATAGTTAAATACCCTTTCTTTACCTAACGTAAATGGTGTGTATTCAGCAAATTTGGTAACATCAGGTTTTTTCTTAAGTTCAGATAATCTGTTATTAGATTTAATACTCATGTTTTGGTATATATCCGTTAGTCCTTTTACTGCAGGTACTTCAGGTAATATAACATTACTACCATACCCTTCGGTACCCATAACCAATTCTTCAGTTATTGCTGGCGTACCCGCAACACCAAATACTATTTTATTTACATATTTAACCCACTCTGGCTTCGCCTTTAAATCTTGACCTAATATTGCATCAACAAACTCAGTTGGTTTATCACCAATTTCTTTATAACAAACATGCATTAATCTAACAAATGCAGGGTCAGACTTGTAAGGTTCATCAAGAATACTAAAACCATAATTTGTATTATATTCTTTTTGGAAATATTTGTCGGCATTTATAAATAATTGATTATCCAAATACGCTAAATCAAGACCCATCGTAAAGATGTCGTCATACATTTCTTCATAAGTGTTGTCAGGAACAGGATTTGTTGAAGATATATCCACTTCAGTTGTTGCGGTTAAATCTAATAATATGTTTTTACCATTATTAAGTTGATAACCATCAGTATTTGTTAACACAAAATTTAACCTATCAATATTCCAAACTAAGTTAGTTTGGTTTGAGGATATATCTGACATTACACTCATATATCCGTTGATATATGTTTGTTTTATCTGATTAATCTTATTTACAATATTAGCTTTATACTTTGTGATGTCTTTTTTAGCAAAGTTACTTGTGTTAATATTTTTTAACAGTGGTGATGTACCTCCTGAAATATCGTTGATGGTGTCTGTAAACAATTTATCAACCCTTTCTTGAATAACATTTTCTTGAGGTTTACCAAATAAACCAATTGTTTGTGTAAGACCTGTAAAATATGTTGGAGAACCGTAGTAACCTAACATATCACCTTCAAGGTAGTTTCTATCAGCATTAAAGTATGCCATACCATCATATGAATATTGGTTAGAAATTTCAGTTAATGTGTTAATTATGTTATCAGCATACGCTTTTACCAATGCAGGTGTTTCATCCATTATAGTCTTAAATGATGTTGAACCACTTACCGTGTCGGCACCGTTTGATGGGTAAGAGACAAATTGTTGTTCAGCCCTTTCAACACCAATAGTATTACCAATACCAGGTATATCTTCTTGTGTTGTTCTGTTATTTATCCCAAAGTCAGTAGTAGATTCTATCTCTTGCCATATTTCCCTATTTAATTCTTCTCTTTCCTCAGTTACCACTGACCTATCATCATAAACCTCAGTATTTGCATAGTAGTTAAATGATAAAGCATTTTGTAACCTCGCAACAGGTTCTTTTAGTCCTTGTCCACCAATAAAGTAGAACGACATATTAATAGATGCCAACATCGGTTGTACACCAATACCTTCAGGGTTTAAGTCAAATGTTAATGGTTCGTATTGAATACCTATTTGATTTATGGCAATCTTACTATGGTAAAAATCACCGATTCTTAAAACACAAATAGGTGGTGCACCAAAGGCGGTGTTCTTAGCATTAAACTCGGTAGGTTTACCATCTTCACCAATAACAGGTATTGTATCACCAGGTCTGATACATTGTTGTAAAAAAGTTAATCTTGAGTTTAACCCTTCAGGGGTTATAGAGTGGAAAGCTGGCTGGAAATATTTAATTTTTTCTTTAATACCATCATACACAAGAGGTGTTGTTTCCTTCATCACATCAAAGTAATCACACTCTGTTAGTAATTTTCTTACAATTATTTTAGCGACCTCTTCTTTTTGTCTTATAAAACTTGTAGGGTCTTTAGCGGGTGGTGGCACAGGTTGTGTAGTACCAGTATTTGTAATAATATCGTCTTGGATGATATCTTCCTCTTCATCAGTTACAGGGTCTGGGTCTGGATATTTTTCAGTTATTTTACTAATCTTAACCCTTCTACATTTCATAGCATCAGTAGAGTAAATTTTATCATTACCCGTTAATTCTTTACTACAATCTGTATCTTCAATTTCAGTTTGTTCACCAACTGGATTATCGTTAATTACTAATTTACCCTTATCTACCCAATCTTGTAACGTATTTTCGTTTTCATCTTTTAATTTTAAGAGATATTGTTTAACACTATTAATTCTTCGTTTAGACAACGCAACGTTATATTCTTTAGTGTTTGGTGATGATGCAGAACCTTTCATAGATATTTCTATTTCTGCACCCGCGTTTAATGCGGTACCTATTTTTTTAACCAAACTATTAATGTTATCCTTAGTTGTCTTAACATTATCATCAAAAAATTTCATCACATCATTTTTATTTGATGCTTTCTTTTTGTAGTCACTCTCTAATAAAAGATACTCCGTTAACGATGTTAGATAATCTTCATCGGCAGTTGTGGACGTTTTATTTCTTGGTCCAGGAACATCGTTATGAAAGTAGTAAGCGAATTCATAATCCTGAGGAGTTACTTTCTTTGGTTCTTCTTCAACCGCAGGGTCTTTATCACCAGGTATTGGTGTAACTTCTTTTTTAAACTCTGCCTTTACAACCTCAGGTTCAGGGTATGTTGTTATGATATCATATATGTCTTGGTAGGTAAATTGAGGGAACCTCAACGCCAATTCATATATATCATACTTTCGACACCCTGCAAAGAAACTATCCACAATAGCGTTAACCCTACTATTACTTTCGTCTTTTAATTCTTTATCAACGATGGCGTTTAATATTGATGGGTGGTCCACAATTATCTTCCATGATAGACTACCCACTCTACTGGTGTTGTTATATGTATATACTGGTTCAGGACGACCCAAAAATTCATTTGAATTCCAATTTGCTGAATTCGTTTCAGAAACACTCATATCATATGGTGGGAACCACATAATACGACCACCGTTTGGTCCTCTTTCACAATGTGGTAAGTCTTGGTATGTAAACCCTTTTTTACGTGATGTTCTCCACGCTAAGTTCTCCAATGAGAACATGTATTTTTTCACACCATCTTTACTAAAATCATTACCAGTTAAGTTTGTTGACTCATCACCTCTGATAGGTGCAATATTTAAATTATATGTTCTATCAAGTACTGAATACGTAAACTTACGACCTGATTCGGTAATACCGTCACCTTTTTGTAAATCAGCCATAGAATAATATGGAGTATCCTTAGTAAAGACTCTACAATATTCTTTACCTACAATAGCACCACCTTCATCTTTATAAGCAATAACTCTTGAACCTTTTGTTAATTCTCTAGTACCGTCATGAAATACTTTCGATACTTGGTCAATAGCATTACCCACATGTTGTAGTCTCTTAACACCTGTGACCTCATCGGCAGAATTAATTAGTTGTTGAGTATTATCTAAAATAGAACCCTTCGTAAACTCATAGTCACCAGCACCACCAACAGATTGATTGGCTTCGAATGTTGTTTGTATACCCGTCTCCGTCCAATCACCGTCAATAGTACCATAGAATTCTGCACCTCTACCAACTTTCTGCCCTGCCGAGTCTTTCCTCTTTGGCGATACCCATGTGAACCCTCCTTGAACTCCACCACCATCATATGTTGATGTTTGGTTTAATCCAAATTTAAACTGGTTTTCTTTTTGTTCGTTTTCGTAAATTTTAGCAACCTCATCATAACCAAAAACAGGTGATTGTGTCTTATTACCATCTTGGTCTAATGGTAATGAATCTTGAGGTGCAACAATATCACTAACCTCCTGTTGTGAACTCCCAACATAGTAATTTTGTTTTGGTACTTCAGTAAATAAATCAGTTAAGAAATTTTTGTTATAATCAGGTATATACCTGTTCATTGATAACCCCTTAAATAATCTCGACCTTTGTCCACCACCAGTGTTGTCCAAGAATGTTTGCATTCCTGTTTTTTCTGTTGGTAACTTTAATACCCCTCTCTTATCAAATAAACCTGTAACTGCATTTGCTGCTTGGTTTAATAATAATTGTCTTGGCTCTGCACTAAAATAGTCACCAGGTATCCACGAATATGGTGAATACACACCACTAATACGACTGATAAAATCTAATCCCTTTGCAAAAATATTTTTAGGTACAGATATTTTCCAATCTCTTTCAATAATAGTTTTGTTACCCGTAACAATACCTAATAAATCGTATGGGTCTTGTAATGCATCTATAGCATTTACCCTACCTAATGTTTGTTGATACGTTTCTTGAGCAACCCTATATTCAAATTCAGACTTTAAAGAGTCGGCAGCAATCTTAGCTAAATTAGAGTCTTGAGATAAAGAACCATTGTCACCTTGTGGGTCATTACTGGTTAAAAGACTAAATGCGTTGTATGTTGATGATATAAATGTAAAATACCCATCTTTACCTATTAACGCGGTTGATGATGGGTTAATAACATCATCCACACTTAAAGGCATACCATAACCCCCTTCAGGACCATAAAGATTTTTTACATATGCGTTTTTTGATTCGTCTTCACCGATAACCTCAACCTCAACCGAATCAACCACCGCTTGGTCGTTTAGGTTAAATTCAGTAGTTCCTGGTTCACTATTAGGTACAAAACCATCGCTGTTGTATGGTTGTAAATTCTTAACCAATAACTTCTTTCTGAAGTTTTCTGTTGAATCAAATGATAATGGACTTGGCATCTAATTATTCTTTATACATAAATAGATGCATATATAATTTTATGTTGTTTGTAAATTCTAAATTTACGAAACTCTACTATTCGAATTACTACGGTAGTTGTATGAATTCAAACTATTATTCATTTCTTTTTCTAAATCTGCAATAAATTGTTGATTACTAGCCAATGCTCTTCCAAGAACATCATTATCAATACTGGCATTAGTTAAGATATTTTCTAATGAAAGATTTATATCTCCTGAAACCGCTAGTTGTATAGGTTCTGATGAACCACCTGTTGGTGCTCCATTCATATTGTTAATTGTTGCATTCTCAATTGCATTGATAGAGGCTGAAGACATACCATTTATTAACTCTCGTTGACCTGCAGTTGCTGATTCACTACTAAGTAATTCTCGTTGACCTGCAGTTGCTGATTCACCACTAAGTAATTCTCGTTGTCCAGCATTAACATTTCTAATAATGACATTACCATTATCAATTTCAAGCCAACCCGTATCTCTAATTGCGTCCGACACACTCTCCCATCCTTTTGTCATCGGTTCAATAAGATTTTTATTAAAATCAAAATTTTCTAAAGCAGGTATAAATTTATCTTCAATAGTTTTAGAAAAAGTATTAAGACCATCAACCATTGCACCAACAAAATTATCAGCATCTTCAGGTTCTAATTTTAATTGAGTTGTTAATGTTCCCACAGCATTTACGGCAGATGGTGGAAGGTTTATTTCACTTTCTCTCTTTAAAAAACTAGTAGTTAATAAATCTTGAGCTTTACTTATATTTTCACCGAATGTTTCAAATCCTCCCGATTGTATTAAGTTCAACGTTGTAAGTTTTACTAATGTGTCTTGAGCATTTTTAATCTCATCTAAATAACCCATAGAAGTTTTTGCCACATCTAATTCAGACATTTTATTAACATCTAACATTTTTTGTAACTCGGCATAGTCATCACCAACCAATTCATTAAATCCTTGACCTATCTTTTTAATTGAACCGTCAGGCATTGTTATTTCTAAATTACCGTTAGCACCTATCTTTCCTAAACTAGCAATTAATTCTTTTTGTTCTTCAGGAACGTTAAATTCATCAAGTAATTTAAGTTTTTGTGTTCTCTGAGCCGCGTTCATCGCCATTTCACTAAACTCCTCATAACTACGTCCAGCTAAGTTGGCAGCTTCCCTCATACGATACATTTGTGTAACAGGGATATCAAACTCACCCGTTTCTTCATTAAATTGTATGGACGCTGCAGACATTTTAACTAATTCATCCTGTAATCCCGCCATATCGGTTTGAGCCATGTTAAGTAATCGGAATGGGTTTCCTAAATCTCCTACAGCCCCTCCTAACATTTGGAATCCAGCTGCAGTTTCAATAGCTTGAGCAGGGTCTAATAATTTTTCAGCAAAAGATTTGGTAGCACCCATGTCAATTCTTAAGGCTTGTGCTTGTGCCACCATTTTAGATAATCCGTCAACACCACCCTTGAAGTTATATCCAACCATTAGTTTCAGGTTCTTATTAACTTGGTCCATAAATTGACTAACATTTAACCCATAAGAACGTGCTTCTTTGGTCATACCTTCCATCATCACTAGAGTCTCATCTGTAGTATACCCTAAAGTATCAAATGAAGTCGCCATATCCGCCAATTGTTGTGCGGTCATGTTTGCCGTAAATCCTAATGCCTGAAATCTTGTAATTTGTTGGTCAGTAAAGAAGGTGTTTCTTTGCATCGCAGTATTCAACGCACCAAATAACTCGATGTTTTTTTCAGCATTAATACCTATAAGACCTGTAGATTTGGTTGCCTGAGCAATAACATCTTGTACTTGATTACTAACAACTCTAGTTTGACCTAATGTTTGTCTTACCTGATTAGCAGTTTTACTATTAATACCCGCAGCCTGATTTATAACAAACTGTATATCAGTAACACTATTTTTTAGATTTTGCGCAAAGTTTTTTAAACTAATGTCCGCCAACTTTATATTTTCAGCAATTGTTTGACTATCTGCCTTTAAACCTCCGTTTTCTAGAAAAAACATATTCTTATTTTACAATAAATATTCTTTAACGAGATTTATTACGTTGTTTTTCGTACTCCTCTTCTCTTTTTGTAAATTCTTCAGATAATTTGTTGATAAAATACTTTCTTTCAAATGTAGGCATAGACATCATATCCGTGTAAGACATATTAACATGCTTACTCAGATAGTAGAACTCATCGAGCATAGTTTTCTTGTAATCAGAAGAAAGGACGAAAAAACTCTGCCCCAAAAGTGATACGTACATTCACTTTTTCTCCTGACGGGGCTGTAACGGTTCTATTAAGGTCTAAACGTGGTTCACAATCTATCATAGTAGTTCTGATAAATTTAGAGTCCATAATAGGTAACGTGTTTACGAATGTTGCAATTTTTTCTCTATTAGTATCACCATCAATTGAAACAATGTGTTTTTCTAATCTTCGTGTAACTATTGGTACTGTTACACCTTCTGGATATGAATCTTGTAATTTACTTAACTCATTAGTATCACCAATATTTAAAAGTCTACACAAAATATTACTTCCTGTTTTTGGTAAGTTCATTTCGAAAAGACCCTCGTTATTTGGTTTTATTTTAGGTTGAATAATATTTAATTCGTCAAGTAATACCGTAGTTTCAAAGTCTTTACCTGTTTTAGGGTCTTTTAATTTAAAATTGTAGTCAGAACCAAACGCAGTATTTCTTAAAAATATAAGGATAGCTTCAGCATCTCCATCCAACATTTCATTAACATTAAAATCAGGTTCATAAATTTTACTCTTTAATAATGTTGTCACTAAGTTTTGATTATTGTTAGTGGAAAGTAAGATGTTTTCATCCTGAGCAGTTAGATAACCCACCTTTAAACTTTTCTTTTTGTTTTTATAAAAAAGTCCTTGTGAAGGTAGTGGTACCACATCGTGTGGTAAGTTCATATTGATTTGTCCGTATTGTTGTGCTTGGTCCATATTTGTTAAAATAAAAAATCCATAGAGATACAATGACCTCTATGGATTAAATATATGATTGATTGATTTTTAATCAATACTATTTTTATATTAGTAAACCAAAATACATCTATCTGGACGTAACGTCGCTGAAATTGTAGCTAACGCATCATCACTATAACCTAAACTATCAAAATTAACATCTGTTAAGAATGTTCCTTGAAGAATCCACTTCTCCACTGCCACCCCTGTTGGGTCCAACATTTCTAAGTCAATGTCTTTTTTGTATCCCGCAGCATAACCCATACGTCCTGTTACAGACTCAGAGTGTAAACGAACCCACTCCATCAATGCTTGTGAAGCTGATGGACCGATTGGGTCACGGAAAGTAACGTTTATGGTATTCCAAGTGAATCTACCAGCCACATACGTAGATGTGTTTAAGAAAGGTATTTCTGTTGCCCCAATTTGGATGTTCGGTCTTGATGTTGACTCAACATACCAAGAGTTAATACCTAATGAAGAAGGAAACGATAGGATAAACCTATTTTTTCTTTTTGGTTCATAAGGAACGGGCATTTTCATTAATAAATCAGCCATAGTATTTTGGTTTTTCTGTTCTTTAGTTTATTTTATTATAAATATCAACTACAAAAGTTTTTCTATTTACTTTTTATTATTTTTCGGTAAGTTCCACTAGAAGAAAATAAAAACTAGTTAAAATAATTTAAATTTCTTGTTTATCTCCTCCTTTAGTTAAATAGGTTCTTACTGGTTTATCTTCGTACTCTGAATCTAAAAATGCTTTGATTTTTTCCACATTTCCTGGGTCGTCATCTGAAAACCCAATCATCGGTACGAAATTATTTTTTACATCATTTTTAAGGAATGCTCTTTTTCCAAGTATCTCACTCATCTCTTTTACATAAGCAATAAACTCTCTTAGAGCTTTAATCTTTCCTTCCTCAGGGTTTGACGCCGACCCCTCCCCGTATGTTACGGGATAATATTTACAAAGGTCCAAATAGTCATTAATCATAATTTGGATATCCTTTTCAGTGTCACCTACCATATTACGGTATTTCATTAAGTTTTGTACCAATATTTCTTTACTGATACCATTATGGTCGGTCACAATATAATTATATATTGCATCTCTTAATACTGACGGTGTATGTCCTCTTGCAGTAATAATTGCAAAGATTGAACCACCGTTAATACATTCAACAAAATCATCCCATGAAGGACCAACAGATGCCATCATAGAATCAATAATGAATGCTTTATCACCTTGTACCCCAAAATTTCTATAAGGGTCATTAGCATAACCAACAATCATTTCACCGTTGTATTCAAAAGGTTCTTTACCAATCAACCCTCGGTAGTCTGCAAAATCCTCAGTAGACATCCCCATTTCTTGGTCATCTTGCGTTAAAACAATGATTTGAGTGGGCATCGTTACGATGTTATCATCCCAATCAAAAGCATAGTATTTTAAATCAGGACTACCTTCAGGGTCAAATCCTTCACGAAGTTGTTTTTCTTCGTAAAATTCTCTGATGATTCTTTTAATCGACATTATTTTGTTGAGTTTAGTTTTTCAATTAATCTTTCTAATTGTGATTCAGAAATGACAATGTTTTGTGGTTTTTCTGAAAAAGATTTTTTACCATTAGATTTTACATCTAATGTTTCGTTAAGAGTTTTCTTTGTGAATTCCATGTTTGTATATTTATTTAAACGTTTAATAAAGGCTAATGGGGACCACATTGTAGTCCCCATATTATAAATATAATGAGTAATTAAATATCCTCAAATGATGCACCTGTCGGAGTAATTAAGAATTCAATATCAATGAATTCAAGTGCTCTTGTCGGTTTCAAGTAAATTTTACCTGTTAACGTATTAGAGTCTAAATCCTCAGGTGTGTTAGAAACTGTTACTCTAAAGTCAATCAAACCTCTGTCTCTTCTGATACCATCTAAGATTGGGTTAACTGAATCTAAGAACTCTTGTCTAACTTGTTCGTCATTCTGTTCGAACAACAATCTAACTGCTACTGCTGAAATCAGTTTACGAGCTTGTAGTAACAATCTTCTTACGTTTATTCTGTCAAGTGCAGATTCTCTAACCTGTAGAGTTTTGTTACCCCAAATCACTGTACCCACATCTGAGAAGGTTGCGATTGGGTTTAATCTACCCTTATACAAGATATCTCTGTCTTCTTGAGTTAATTTCTTACGTGCTTTAACACCGTTTACTAAACCTCTTGTGTAACCCGCTGAAGCGAACCATGGGAACGCGATGTTATCTGTTAACGCTAAGTTTCTAACAACCTCCGCAGTTGGTGGAATGTAGATTTGAGTGTTGTTAACTGAATCTCTTGTTAAAATCCATGGGTAATAAGTTGCTGTGTAGTTAGAATCAATATCTGTTTCTTCTAAGTTGTCAACCGCTTCTTCAGGATAAATAAAGTTAGTGTCAAAATCACCTAAAGTAGGTACAAACATTTTGTAGTCAGGAGTTGTACAGATATAGATTGAATCTGCTCTGTCCGTCTCAACCATATCAATAGCTTCTTCAACAAGGTTTGAATTATTTACATAATCAACACCTGGTGTTGTGAATACATTAATGTTAACCGCTTCAGGGTTTTTAAACGTCTGTTGACCCCATAAGTAAGAATAGTAGTCAGTGTTACCCCACGTTAACTGGTCAGGACCTGTAATTTGTTTAAACGCTCCCCAACCTGTTGATGTTGGATAAGTAATAGACGGTGCAGCACCTGCTCTATAACCAGCAGCGCCTAACTGATATCTATCACCGTTAGTTCTGTACTCTCTATAGATGTCCCATCCATCAAAACCACCTGAAG